TGACGCCGCCGCTAAAAGCAGACCAGTGTTTGGAGTTGTTTAAGTAACTTTGTTTTGGTTATCGTTACGCAAAAACCCCGCCTCTCGGCGGGGTTTTTTATTGATACGGTTAATTATAAGGTTAAAGGCCTATTAAGCCTCTATACCTCCAATTTGTCTAGGTCCAGCTTTATACATGTTGTATTTACCAACAAGCTCATCTATTGCCATTTTAGCGTCTTGAGCTAAACCCCTAATTACTTTTGCTGTTTCATTCTTATTAGCAAATGTAACCCTGCTCTCTCCATCGCTCAAAGATAATATCTCACCTCTAGAGTTGCTGCACGGATCTTCACCAGAGCTTGAAGTGGCCATAATGCCTCTCATTGCGTTCCTGGTCTTCTTGACATAGTAATGATGTAAGTAGAGCTGCTTGTGTATGTCAGACGCCTCACAATCGAGTTCTGGGCCATCTAGACAATACTCTGTATTTATCAAAGTATTAAGTAGTCCTAGGTTAGACTCTAACCAGCACTTTATAGACTGAATTGAATTTAGTGATGAATCGTTATCGAACTCACACTCCATTATACTTTTAGCCAAATCGTTTAAACCAGTCATTAAATTTCCCCTAATATTTTAATAGTTTTTGCATGTTGTGGGTTATTCGGATCTAGCTTTATCGCCTCGGTGGGTGTTGGCATGATATTCCTCATGTTATTTCTATTATAATTCTTAAATTCCGAAACAAGAGAAGCCCTTAGTGCGCTACTTCCCCTAAAAGGGTTAACCCCAACTTTATAAGCTAAGTTTTGCAGGTCTGCCTGATTCATTTCCTTCATGTTGTCTTCAAAAATATCCAGTTCATTTGTTCCAAATGGATTAATTGAATCTACACCAAGAACTTTCTCAAGTTCTCCCATTTTATCTCTAAATTCTTTTGTATTTACATTACCTTCAGATTTCATATCGTTTATCTCATCAATAAGATTCTTTTTAGCAGGTTTGGACTCTTCTTTTTCAACAACATCGCTTTTGGCTTTTGTCTTTTTTGTTTTTTTACGAGTCTTCTTTTTAGTTGGCTTTTTTGACAACTTTTTAGATTCTTCGATGTTTTCTACTCCGTAGGATACATCTAATTCTTCTGGTTTTTTTTCTTCCATATTATATGATAGGTTTGTTATACAATATTTACACAAAAAAGGCCATCCTGTACAGGATGACCTTTAAAAATGTGCTTTTTAAGCTTATAGACCGTTTGCAACGATACCAGCAAGTGCGCGATTGTCAAGAACCATACGGCCCTCTTCAATGCCACCGAACCAGCCGATTTTGCTTTGACGGATACTGTATTGATCATCAGCGATAAGGCTGAACTCAGAACCATTCTCTTCGTCAACGGCAATTGCCTTAATGAGAGAATCGCGTCCGCGATCAAGACCAAGCATGATTTCGTCAGCGTTTGGATCAAATCCTGCACCAGCAGTTCCATCAGCCTTAGCATAAGATGTTGCTCCTGCGACCGTATCAAAGATGGTGTTAAACTTCTGTCCGACACCAAGTTCGTTTACTTCCATAATGGAAACACCGTAGAAGTCTGGAAGACCTCCACCTGCATTGTAAACAGACTCACGAATACCGTCGGTACCTGCGATATCGTCGGTGCCTCTTGTATTGATTGGGTTATAGGCCATTTCGCGCAGAGACTTAACAGCTTCTGGAGAAACAATTAGATCGGTAATCCCGCGACGACCTCCTTCTGGAGTACCCTTGTTCCAGGCGGTATTAATACGCTTGGCACGGGTGATAAGGTTATTAAAGTCGTCAAGAAGGAATGCTCCGTCTGTAGTGGCGCGGAAAACATGATCCTTGCCATTCGTGCTTGCTGCTGCAACCGCACCCATAATAAGGTTAGCTGAAGTCCGCTCTTGCTTGAGAAGAATCTCTTGAGCCATACGAGTGAAAGTTTTGCTGATGACATCCATGCGGCTCTTAGCTGCATAACGACGATCAAAACTTACTGCTGTATCAAGGCTATAGGTAGCTACCTTAAGCTCGGACACAGTAGGTACGACTTGGTTTTGTGGAAGGCCTCCAGCAACGCTTGTGCTGTAGACATTGACATAATCTTCATCAGTTACATCATAGTACAGATCCAACGGAATTGAAGGATTGTCTTCTGAGTTAAACTGAAGAGGAGTAAATAGGTTACTAAGGACAGGAGCGTTATTGATAACTTCAGCGATCACAGGACCGATGAATTCAGCAAGAGCTACTTGAGCCTCATATGCAACCGAACGATTTTTAGAAGCCATAGCTTTAATAAGCTCTAGCTGTTCTGGTGTTCTTTTAAGGGAAATTTTCATTTGATATATTTCTTAGTTAAAGGTTAATTTTTAAAGACCGAGAGCAATTACTGCGTAGCCACCTGCATAAGCATCAGTAATAGTTCCGCTAGAGCGAGAACCAGTTCCGATAACTGTACCGATTTTTTCGGGTGCTGTTGAAGCGCAAGCAACAACTTGACCACTTACGGATGCACTAAGTGCGATACCGCCTCCGACTGTTAATGATCCCTCATAACCTTCTTCTACAAGAGTAAACACTCCGCGAGTAGCTACTGGAACAGCTTGTCCTGGCATTACGGAGAAACTTTCATCCGCTTTGATTGGATTGTAAAGCAGTTTTTCGCCGTTTTCGTCATACTTTGCAGTTTGACGTAGCGTAATTCCAAGACATGAGTCACCGCTAATCGCTGGTGAACACTCAAGGTTTACACTTGGGTATTGAGCTTTAATAAAAGGATAATCAGTCTTACCAAGGTAAGAGTTATCCGAGTAACTTACTGGGTCTTTGTCGAAATCTCCAGCGGAGACTTTAACGAATACACCAGCATCTCCAGCACCCGTGTCCGTAAGGGACTCGTTAGCGCTAGCTTCATCTAGAGCGAAAAGATTAATTACATCGTTTTCGTCATATTGTCTGAATGGTAAGATTCTTAGCATAATATTTGTTTTTTTTTGTTAAATTTTTAAGATATTTCAATGTTTTTTCGGTCAAATGCACTTGCAAATTTCTCTCTAAGGCTAGGCTCCTCACGGGATACTGGCTCATTAGTATTGGAGATTGCTGCCTCGCTAGATTCTACACTGTCAAGGATTTCCTCATGTGTTTTTTCTGTTGAAGCTTCTGAAACAGGATTTGTCATCCTTTTTGCAACTTCTTCTTGGATTCTAGCTTCGACGCTCTTTTCGAACTCGGCTTTGGCTTCTTTGCTTTTGTGTTTCCAAAGAACTGTAATCTTATCTTCAAACGAAGCAAAGGCTTCTTCTGTTTCGATAGATTTAAGCTCCTTAGCCAAAAACTCTTTGTCTTCGTCTTCAAGATCAAACCTTTGATCCAAAACATCCATACGCTGATTAAAACGAGATACCGCTTCTTCAGCTTTAATAGACGCTTCGTATTCGGCGATTTTGGATTGCGCTTGCTCGAACTTAGACTTCAGCTCTTCAACCGAATTTTTTAGTTCTGCATGTTCGTTGGCAACGGCCTCCTTCTCTTCTTGAGTTTTATGAAGTTCTTGCTTATACTGCTCATCTTTTTCTTTAATAGCATCAGTAAAGGTGCTAGTCATTGAAGCGATGGCTTCTTGCGAGAACTTCTTCTCGCCGAGAAGGTCCTTCAGTTCTGAGATTACTTTTTCGAGTTCCATAGAATTATTCTTTTTAAGGTTTACATTAGTTTTTTGTTTTTGTGAAATATTTTTATCTTTTTTATCTGTTAAATTAAAGCTTTCTTCTTCTTTTGCCTTCATATGAACCCCCTTAACATCGGCAGCTGGGTTAGAAGTATAACCTATACCAAGTGGATAAATCTTTCCTTTAATCAATCTGTTTACTGGCCTTCCGTCTTGAGTATAACCAGAACCGCCATTAGATTTAAGGCACCCAACCATTTCTTCCATCTCTTCAATGTCGTCTATAATTGTAGCATCCTCAGTGTATTCACTTCCAACCGCCAACACAAATTCAGAGAAGCCAACCTCCCAACTTGTAGAGACCGAATGATAATAAGGACTATATGAGTCGACAGACCTCTCTACCGCTTCAGCAAACTCAGCGTTAGCTGATTTATAAACAACCGCACCCAAAGCGATATTAAAAGGTTTTGAATAATTATTAACTTCTGCTTCCGACAGTATTTCGTTAGTTCCATAATCACTCCAACCAGCGTTTACGATATGTCCAACAATTCTGTCTTTATCGTGTTCTATATTAGTTGGTTTATGAACAAAGTTTTTTGTATAAGCTATCGCTGTATCAGTACTTATTCCGTCGCCGTTTTTATTAAATTTGTTAACCACAGCAGCATTGAACGCCACTCCTAACAGATCCGAATTATCTTCAAAATCAATTTCACCAGGAACTAATGACTCAAGATTTTCTAAAGAAGCTTTTGAAATAAAAGAAGCTCCCACTTCGCAGGGTAAAATTTCTGCATCAAAAGTTGCAGTGTATAGATAATCTTTTTTTTCTGATTTAGACTTCTTTTTTATGAATTTCATTGCTGTGATGTAATATTGCTGCTTCGTAACTGCTTAGTTCGTGCTTTGCTCCTATTTCTAAAATTTCTGGTAATATCCCTAAGTCTTGTATTTCCTCTAAGTTATCTACACAAGAAATTGCCTTTTGTGTCCAATTTCCAACATCAGTAGAACAAACCACAGCTTCACACAAACCATCAAGCATTTTTTTCTTATTTTTTGAGAATTTTTTTGCCCCTGTTTTTTTGATAATTAACTCTTTTGCTAATGACCTAAAACCTTCAAGTTCGGAGATAATTTTTTCTATATTCTTCCGAGAGTAAGACGAGGCGCTAGATTCTTCTTGGGGTATTCCGCTTGTACCCTCTGGTCTTCCAGCTGCTTTATTCGGGCCCTTTGGATCGCTGCCCTGATCTGCACCCTCAACCATTGGGACACCGCCGACTATAGGGTTGTAGTAACCCTTTTCTCTTTCTTCGACGAATTTCTTTTGAGAAGAGGAAATCTCTTCCACCTCAGGGAATTTTCCAGTATGGAACATCTCCATGCCTTGTTGAGGAGTAATTACCCCAAGCTCCATAAGCCTTGTTGCAACTTTCATTAGCTGTGTTTCGTCTCTCATGTCAATGTCTTTAAACACCGCAGTTGGATACGATCTAAAACCAAGATTTTGAGATACTCTTTTAATTTCTTTTTGTAAAAAATCCGACAAGAATGCGTTTCTTGCTTCTTTTAGTCTGTCAATAAAAATTTGAGCTTTAACTTGAGTGGCTCCATATTTTTCCTCTCCAACAACAACATTTTGCAAACCTTGTTTAATATCCTCATTCAAAGTTTTGTATTTTTCAGAACCAAGAACCCTGTTTAAATCTGGTAATACGAAATCTGCTTTAGTTGTATAGTCTGAAACAAGAACCCTGCCCACACTTTCATTTTTAAATAGGTTTTGCATTGCGTTCAGATTCTGTGGGTTAATTCCCCCTTTATCTGGTTCGGCACCCATCGTAATAAGCAAAATAACGTTCTCCACAGTTCTAGTTATAGCTTGGTCCATTTTTTTCAGTTCAAGCTTTGCGTTTATGTCTTCAAGCACTGGATAACCAAACGGTATCGCAAAAGGCTCATAATCTTGCTTCTTATAAAAAGAATGAGAAATTTTTTCTGGATCAAGCTGTATTTTTAAACCATCAGTACTGTAACTTCCGTTTTTAATATTCTTCTGTACATCTTTTGGTAAAGAATTAAATATTTCCTTGTCTTCTTCAGTAGATGGATTTTGCAATCTTGACATTTCGTATTCAGAGAGTATTTTTTCATAAGCACCCTGATTAAAAGTTGATGATCTTTTAGCTACTATATCATAAGGATTCATTAAGACATACCTGATAGGAACCTTGTTTTCCGCCGTTTTTTTAGGCGAAATAGATTTAATTAATTCAAGAAAATCATCATTTTTAAAGTTGCCGTCAATTCTATAAAGAAAAATATTTCCGCTTCTATAATATTCTCTAAAATATTGATCCTTTAAGTTTTGAAAGTTTATTTTTTTAAACCACTCTTTAAAGAAATCCCTGCTTTTTTTTGTGCCTCCATCTAAAAATATTTCAGTGTTGGCAAATTCTGACATTACATCAATAGCGTTTCTGAAAACCGCAACATTAGCATAAGCTTTTTGGCAAAGCTCTATAGCCTCTCTTATATTTACTCCGTCAGATGCATATTTATAAGGAAGAAGTCCCCCTCTTATTCTTGAAAATCTATCTAAAGTTGGGTCTATTGCAGATCTGTTTATTCTCCTACCAGTACTTGATCCAGAAGTTCTAGCACAAGCAGCTGTAGATTTTTTTGTTCCATAAGATGCAGAAGAAACATAAAAAGGGTCTCCCATCATGTTTGGTTCAAATTTATCATTTGCATCTACAACTTTACCAGTTGAAACGCTAGGCTTTTCCTCTTTATTGAATTTACTCCAATAATCGGATTTCTTATTGTATTTTCTCTTTGCCATATTCTTTATTATACACCGAAAAGTCAAAAGTTTAACTTTTAACTTTCATAACTTTGACTTTACCCTCTTTTAATCAATCTATAAACATAGGGGTAAAAGTGCCCTGTACTGTATTAATGCCATCATCCATCATATCGTAATATGTATTCATCATCCAGTTTCCTAAAATCAAAGCCGAGTATGAGTCTTTTCTTGCTTTATCTGCGCCTTTCTGCTTTCTTAAGTTAAGCGGTAAATCAAAGCTTTGTGTACCTTGTGTTGAGGTTGTGACTTGAACCATAGCGCACTCAACCTTAATTAGATCCATCATGTCTTTTTGGTGTTCTACAAAATCAATCATTTTGGACGGCTCAGAATTATTTTCATAGTTCTTGATAAACTTTAATTTCTTTATTGGTATTCTTGCTTTCCTTTGCTTGTTATAATCGTCATTCATTGCTCCCCCAGCAAAAAATATTCTCTTGTGGTCAAAAGACGCTTGCAATAACTCATTGGCATATCTAATCCATTTTGAAGTGGGCTTCCTTAAAAACACATATGTCTGGTTTTCTTTATTATATTGTCTTTTTAGATCCCTTAATCCTTTTTCGTATTCTTGGTGGTCGTCCAAATCTGCATCTATAACATTTAGTTTAAGACCTTCTTTTTTAAATATACTGCTTTCGTTACATGAGTTTAAAAACTGAACACCTCCGTTATAGTCCCCAACAACAGATACCACATTAAAATTTTTCAATAGATAGGCCATATACACAATGTGAGTTCTTAAGTTGGCTCCAGGTAATGCGTAGCTATGGACAACGGTCCCCTTCTTTGTGTCTCTATTTAATTTTATCATCAGTATTGCAAAATCATCAGAACCCTCACTTTCAGACCATGAAGGGTCAAAAGCTAGAATATATTCATCAGAAGGCTCTCCTACTACCTCCACACATTGACCTTCTCCATCTGGTATAGTGCATTCCATCATTTTACTTACTTTGAAGTAACCAGAACTATCGTCTGTAAATACGGCCATAAACTCTCTATCGAACTGAGATTGGCTCATGGTAGCTTTAGCTTGATCAATAAGGTTTTGATCATACAGTTGTTGAGGTGCGCAATCATAACTAAAATGCATTATAACCCTATGAGCTTTATCCTGTTCGTTTTCATTAAGAATCAATGACTCATATTGACAATACATCTTATATAAATGTTCAAACCTGTAAGATGCAGAAGACAAACCAATAATTTTGTTGTTCGGCCATTTATGTCTATCCTCCTCTTTCATTTTACCCTGTTCTATCATCTCGGTTTCGATATCGTATGTCTCCTGTCTCTCTGTCGGGTTTTTTATAACAGAAAGGAATGGCATGATAACCTCGTTCAAGACCTTCTCTGGCATAAGCAGTAATTCGTCAATAATCATACGCTCAAATCGAAAACCACGAAGTTTTTCGCCATCACCAAGTGGCAGAGCCGTTATCTTACTTGCCCCTAACTCCATAACCCATTGATCATTAGCTTTAGACACTCTCGTAATACATTGAGAAAGAAATTCAGCTTTTGGGCTCGCCGCGATCTCTTCCATCTTCGTAAATATCATTTTTGACTGTCGAAAAGACTTAGAAATAATTCCGATGTGAACACCCTGGTTTAAAATAGCGTCTAACAGCGCAAAAACCGCCGTAGAGAAGCTTTTAGACATTCCACGACTCCATATGCCTAAAAAGTAATCGGTCTCCATCATGCCCTTAATAGCCATGTGCTGGAAAGGGAATAATCTGACACCAGTAATAAACTC